GGCGCGCAACCGCTGTCAGTACCGATCCGAACGCGATCGGCTTCCACATCTCAGCGCTCTATTCGCCGATCGGCTGGAAAAGCTGGGAGCAGGTCGCACGGGAGTGGCTGGCAGCGCAGGGCTCCGATGAGATGCTGCGCGCCGCACGCAACACGCTGCTGGGCGAAACCTGGATTGAGAGTGGGGAGGCCCCGGAATGGCAACGGCTGGCGGATCGCCGTGAGATCTTTGCAGCGCAGATCCCTGCACGCGGCCTGTTCCTGACCGCTGGAGCGGACGTGCAGAAGGACCGCATCGAAGTGGATGTCTGGGCCTGGGGCCGTGGGCTGGAAAGCTGGCTGGTGGATCACATCGTCATTCCGGGCGGACCGGATGATCCGGCCTGCTGGGATCAGCTGACGGCGCTCCTTGGCCAGACATGGGTGCATGAGCATGGCGCTGTCATGCCCTTGGCGAAGTTGGCCATCGACACAGGGTATGAGACGGCGGCCGTTTATGCTTGGTCTCGCAAGCAGGGGATCGCGCAGGTCGCACCCGTGAAGGGACTCGAAGGGTTCAATCGGGCTACGCCGGTGTCAGGCCCGACCTTCGTTGATGCCACTGTTAATGGCCGCAAGCTCAAGCGTGGCGCGCGGCTTTGGACAGTGGCCACCGCCACTTTCAAGGCGGAGACCTATCGATATCTGCGTCTGGAGCGGCCCAATGATGAAGAACGCGCCAGTGGCGTCTCAAATCCAGCGGGCACGATCCACCTGCCAGACTGGGCAGACAGCGAATGGCTAAAGCAGCTGGTGGCAGAGCAACTGGTGACGATCCGCAACAAGCGCGGCTACGCGCGTCAGGAATGGCAAAAGATGCGCGAACGCAACGAGGCGTTGGATACCCGTGTCTATGCACGCGCCGCCGCCTGGATCCTTGGCGCCGACCGCTTCGATGAGCGGATGTGGCGGCAACTCGAGAAACAGGCCGGGGTGGAAACCATCCCAGCGGCCACCAAAGCCGACACTGACACACTGTCCGAGCCTCAAGCCGGGCGGATTGCCGCCCCGCGCAAGCGCGGTTGGCGGGTAAGCACGCCCAAATACATGGAATGATGGATCCCCAATGACCCTCGATGATCTCAAATCCCACCACAGCGCGTTGCTGGCCGCACGCTACAGCGGCACGCGCTCTGTGAGCTACGATGGCAAGACCCTGACCTATGGCACCGATGCTGAATTAGCGGCCGCCGTCTTCGACATCGAACGGCGCATCGCAAAGGCCGAGCGCGGCCCTGGGCGCATTTCTCGTCCCCATGCCGTGAAGCATCTGTGATGAACTGGCGGCAGCGTCTCGGGGCTTTTGTTGGTGGCTTTGATGCAGGCCAGCATCATCGCCGTCTGCGCGGGTTCCAAGCGACGCGCGCCCATGTGAATGCGCTGATTGCGGCGTCTGGACCTGATATTACTGCGCGCGCTCGCTGGTTGGTGCGCAACAATGGCTATGCGGCCAATGCGGTTGAGAGCTGGGCTGCAAATACCGTGGGCGATGGGATCAAACCAATCTCGCAAATTGCTGACGCCGCGCGCAAGGAGGAGCTGCAGCGCCTTTGGCTGGCCTGGACAGATGAAGCAGACAGCGAAGGTCTGACCGATTTCTACGGGCTACAACGGCGCGCGGCGCGCGAAGTGTTTCTGGCCGGTGAGGTCTTCTTTCGGATCAGGCCACGGCGCAGCAGCGACGGATTATCTGTTCCCTTGCAACTACAGATGTTGCCCGCCGAAATGTTGCCGCTGCACCAAACGGGAATTGCTGGCAATGGGAATGCCATCCGTCAGGGGATCGAGTTTGACCGGGTCGGACGCCGTGTGGCCTATCACTTCCTCCGGCGGCACCCCGGCGACAGCACCGATCCAGGGTTGGCGGGCGAAATGGTGCGCGTGCCCGCCTCAGAGGTCATCCATGTCATCGATCCGGTGGAAGCGGGTCAATTGCGTGGGGTCTCAAAGCTGGCACCTGCCATCGTGAAGCTGTTTCTGCTCGATCAATACGACGATGCCGAGCTCGACCGCAAAAAGGTCGCCGCGATGTACGCGATGTTCGTCACCTCTCCCGCGCCAGAAAATCCCCTTCTGCCGTCCGAGGATGACGACACGCTGGGCGGCTTCGAGATCAGCCCCGGCCAGGTTGTGCGACTGGATCCGGGCGAGGATGTGACCGTGGGCCAACCTGCAGATTCAGGCGCGACCTACGAGCCATTCCAATACCGCACGCTGCTGCAGGTCGCCTCGGCGCTGGGCATTCCTTATCCATATCTCACAAACGACATGGTGAAAGGTAACTTTTCGAACTCTAGACTTGCGCTGATTGAATTTCGGCGTCGCGTTTCGGCCTGGCAGCATTCGGTGATGGTCTTTCAACTGTGCCGTCCTGTCTACGCGCGCTGGATGGACGCGGCCGTGCTGTCGGACGCATTGGTTCTGCCTGGCTATGAGGTCGACCGGCCACGGTTGCTTGCCGCAAACTGGCTCCCCACCAAGTGGGATTGGGTCGATCCACTCAAAGACGCCAATGCTGAAATCGCCCAGATCGAAGCAGGTCTCAAATCCCGCACACAAGCCATCGCAGAGCGTGGCTATGACGCGGAACAGGTCGACCGTGAAATCGCGGCGGAGCGCGAACGCGAGCGGTTATTGGGGCTGGACTTCCGCAGACCGGGATCACCCGCGCAAGGCGTGCAGGCGGTGCCGAGCTCAGATGAAGATGACGGGGAAGACACCGACCCGACAGATGAAACCGATGACGCGGACGACCCTTCGCGCAAGCCTGAGGACCAGCCCTGATGCTCCATGCCCGCATTGCCACGCGCGCCTTCAACACGCCGCTGCTGGTTGAGCCGTCCAAAGCCATGGCGTTTCTGTCGGGGCTAGGACCGCGCATTCTCGGGCGACAGGTCGAGATGGTGGAGCCGGATGGCGCGAACGAGGGCGCAGTGCTCCTACCCGCCCGCGCCAGCATCCTCGCCGGAAACCTCGCTGTGCGCCTGCATCAAAATGGCAACGCGCCCTATCCGGTCGTGGACGGCATCGCCGTGATCGAGATATCCGGCGTGCTCATTCACCGCGGCGGCTGGATCGGCCAGTCCTCTGGCCAGACCAGTTATGAAGGGATCGCGGCGCAGATCGATGCTGCAGCGGGCGACGCGTCTGTGCGCGGCCTTGCGTTGGAAATTGACAGTTTTGGAGGGGAAGTCGCGGGGATATTCGACCTCGCAGATCGCATTCGTGCAATTCGTGCCACCAAACCTGTCTGGGCTTTTGTGGCTGAACACGCTTTCTCGGCAGGATACGCGCTGGCCAGCCAGGCCGACCGCATTCTGCTGCCCCGCACTGGGGCCGTTGGCAGCATCGGGGTGGTCGTGATGCATGCCGACCTGAGTGGCGAGCTTGATCAGGACGGTGTGCGCGTGACCTTGATCCATTCAGGGCGGCATAAAGTGGATGGTAATCCGTATCAGCCTCTACCGGACGCCATTCGTGATGATATCCAGCGCGAGATCGATGTGTTGCGGTTCCTCTTTACGGAGACCGTCGGGGCGGGACGTGCGGAACGGTTGACCCAGGAGGCCGCCCTCGCGACCGAAGCCGCCACCTACCGCGGGGCAGACGCTGTCGCCGCAGGTCTCGCCGATGAGGTCATTGATCTGCAGCGCGGCTTTGCTGCCTTCCGACAGCGCCTCGCAAACACGCCGACACTCGCACCGGCGCGCGCATCGCGCGCGACAGCGCTCCAGTCCCGCAAACCAACCCAACCGAAAAAGGAGGCACAGATGGCCACCCAAACTGACACCACAAACAGCACTGCAGAGGATGCTGCGGAAGATATCCTGCATGAAGGGAATGCCGACGAGGTAACCGTTCCACAGGATGGTCATTCTGCTGCCGGTGAGGATCAACCTGCTGCCCCGGCCACGCCCCCTGCGGCATCCGTGCCGCAGGGGGCGATCGCAGCGCAGCCGGGCAATCTGGCTGAGTTTTCGGCAAGACTGCGCAACGAGGCCGCAGATATTGCCGAGATCGCAGCACAAGCTGGACGGCTTGGCATCGCCATTGATGCTGCAAAAGCACTGCGCGAAGGCACGGCCCCGGAAGCCTTGCGCCGCCTGGTTCTGGAACGCGCCAGCGCCGCGGCGGATGCCCGCGATATCGTCGCAGCGCCGCCATCGCCGGTCATCCCCAAAAGCGCCGAAAGCCCGATCGTGGCCGCCGCTAAACGCGCGGCCTCTGCAGGTGCAAAGGGCTGAAACCCCTCACATCCCTGAAACCCTGCCACCTGATCCCCCGCCGCTCCACCCCGGCGGGGGATTTCTTTTTTCACCCAGATCACAAGGATCCCCGACATGACCGTCCTGACCCAGCCGCCCACCATGGGCGATGTTCTCAAATATGAGGTCAACCCCAACTTCACACGCGAAACCATCACCCTGCTGGCGGGCGCCGCCTATCCCGTCGGCGCTGTGCTCGGAAAGATTACGGCCAGCGGAAAATACAAGCTTGCGACCTCCGGCGGCAGCGATGGCGCGCAAACAGCCGCAGCCGTCCTGCTCTATGCGGTCGACGCCGCGGAGGCAGATGCCACCGCCATCATTCTTGCCCGCGGCCCGGCCATCCTGTCGAAAGCAGCGCTCGTCTTTGATGCCACCGTCGATGACAGCGCGAAGATTGCCACAAAGCACGGTCAGCTGACTGCGCTGGGCATCATCCCGCGCGATAGCGCCTGATTGATGGCACGCAGCATCCAGTCTGCGCCGTCGCATTAGCGTCGATCACCGCCAAACCACGTTTCAGCCCTCATTCCCTCGGAGTAACCCATGACCCTCACCCGTAATCCCTTCGACGCGGGCGGCTATTCGCTCGCCGAAATGACGCAGGCCATTAACATCCTGCCCAACCTCTACACACGTCTTGGCCAGATCGGCCTGTTTCGCTTTGAGGGCGTGTCACAGCGCTCCATCGTGATCGAACAGCGCGAAGGGGTGCTGAGCTTGCTGCCATCGGTGCCACTGGGCGCGCCCGCCACCGTGGGCACACGCGAACAGCGCTCGATGCGGTCCTTCGCCCTTCCATGGATCCCACATGACGATGTGATCCTGCCCGCCGACATTCAGGGCATGCCCGCGCTGGGCCTGTCGGATGCTGCTGACCCACTGGTCGAGGTGATGAACCGCAAGCTGACGCTGATGCGCCGCAAACATGCCCAGACCCGCGAATATATGGAGATGAATGCCCTGCGCGGTATCGTGAAGGACGGCGCGGGTACCACGCTTTACGACTATTTTACCGAGTTTGGCCTCGAGAAGATCTCGATCGACTTTGTGTTTGGCACTGCTGGCACAAACGTGCAGGGCAAGGTGCGCAGCGTGCTGCGGGCTATGGAGGACAATCTGCTCGGCGAGACCATGACCACCGCCCATGCGCTGGTCAGCTCCGAATTCTTCGACAAGCTGATCAGCCACCCCAAGACAGAGGAAGCCTATAAGTTCTTCTCCGCCACCGGTGGCCAACCGCTGCGCGAGGACATGCGCCGGGCGTTTCCTTTTGCTGGCATTCTGTTCGAGGAATACAATGGGTCTGTCACGCTCTCGAACGGTACCTCAGAGCGGTTGATCCCCGCGGGTGAAGGGATCGCCTTTCCGCTGGGCACGTTCGACACCTTCACGACCTATGGTGGGCCCGCCAATCTGTTGGAGACCGCCAATACCATCGGCCTGCCGCTTTATGCGCGTCAGATGATCGACGCCAAAGGCCGCTGGATTGATCTGATGACTGAAACCTCGATCTTGCCGGTGAACAAGCGGCCCCGCATGGCGATCCGCCTGCACAGTGGCAATTGACGGGTGGCCAGCTTGTCTGTGTTCACTGGTGTGATCGACACGCTCTTCGCGGACAACAACATCGCCCGTGATGCGATCTACATCGCGGGCGATGGTCCGACCCAACTCGTCCGTATCGTCACACGCCGCGC